GTTTCCCATTCAGACAAGCCAGTTTCAGCTTCTTGTACTGCGGCAATATTCATTGAAGCATGTTGTTTTGCAGCTTCTTGCTGAAGAATGTTTGCTGCTTGACTTGCTAAACCTGCACCATAATCTTCACCAGTTCTTTCAACGCCAATAGTATTAACTTGGCCCGTTAAGTTTCTAGTTTTACGTTGTGGAATTGTAATAGCCATTATACAGGCACCGTTGCTGCACTTCCTGCACCACCTGAAAGCCCCATACCATAGCCGCTAGCAGCACTTGTTAATACAGAAGTAAAAGCCCCTATTTTTGCTTTCTTCTTGCGTTGTTTGGCTGCAATCAATTCATTTTGACCACGCGCTTCTAAACCCATTGCTTGACGATCTGCATTATTTAATATGGTCATTGATTCCAGCGCACCAACTGCACGAACTTCTTCACCAATATCAGCAGCCGTACCCGTTCCAACATCTAAACCACCAGCAGCTAATTGCGCTCTATTTCTTGCGGCAACCTTTTCAGCTTCTTGATGCGTTTCACCTGCTTCAACTGCACCAGCAGTTCTTACATTTTTAGCTTCTTGCTTGGCTTGCTTGTTTTTTTCTTTGGCTAGGTTTTCATTATATTCAGCTGCTTGCATTTCTGCACCAGCCGCCATACCTGAAGCAACAGCTGAAGCGGTAGAAAATGCCAAAGCTGCACCAGTAACACCAGCATAAGTTGCAGCACCATAACCAGCGGCACCAGCAAGAACAGGAATTAACATAGGAGCGCACATATTTATATACCCATTGTAAAACGATGAAATAACATTTGATTAGGACCATGTAGAACTGGACGTTCAATATTAAAACCTAACCACTTCAAAACTCTAATTGCTCTTTTGTTTCGAGCATCAACATAATTTTCTAATTTCTTATTGTACATTTTTATTAAAGAAAGTGCTTGTGGTGCTTCTTTCAATATTTCTTTTTTATGCTTATCTAAAACCGTTGTTCCTAACAACCAAGGGCAACCATGCCCTGTTAAAATATTAGTGGTACAAACACCACCAATAGCGGCTAATTCATCATTAATAAATATACTAAAGGCTATGGTTGATTCTGCAACTGATTTTTCAATCAATAAACAATGTTCAAGTACGCTAGCCGCGTTTAGCTCTTGAACATCATCAGGGCGCATACTATCAACTAAATCAATAATATCACCACCATAAACTGGCCTGTAATCAGTTATATTCACTAATACCTACCTCTGGCATAATTGAAAGTATTTCTGTTTCAATTGGTCTATCTTGCACTAAATAAATTCTTCCTGGTCTTTCCCATTGACCTTCAACATCAATTTCTAAAAGCTCAGTTCTTCTATCAGGTGCTTGACCATAATTTTCATCTTCACGCGCTTTGTACGGATTAAGATTATCAATCATAGTACCAGCTTTTATACCTGTTGTATCTCTAGTATAAGTGAATACTTTGTTAATGTTCTTTTTATTTGGCCTTGCCGTTTCACCTGAAGCTGATAATTCAATATCAAGCGTTTGCAATGATGAAGTGTAAGGTAAACCAATATGAACAACCGTTGCATCAAAAGCAATTTCAACCTTACCATCAACAACAACAAAATCACCTTCATCACCTGCATCAGCCATAACAGAAACAGTTTTACCTTCTAAGTGATCAAGCCCTGAAAATTCATTAGCACCTAAACCCCATTCAGTAGTGGCAATGTTTTGAATTGATTCAGGAACCACGCGCTGAATCTCACCAGTAACATTTACATCAGAATTAAACGCGGTAATTAATACAGGTGTTTTCTGATCTTCAGTAAAGAAGATAATAGATTGACCAACCATTTCAGCAGTAAAGTATGAAGCACTAGCAATAAGCGTTGCAACATCAGGATATTCATAATCGCCTGAACTGGTAATGGTTATAGTTGTTGTGCTGGTGTTTCTGCCATCATAGGTTAAACCTGAATCAACAAAGAACTGGTCTTTTGGATCACTGAAGAAACGATCACCAAATCTTTCAACAAAGTTAACACCATCACGTTTTACTACGGCATAAACAGCATCTTGTGAACCTTCACGAATACTATTAAATGAAATTACTTCACCTTGCGTATCACCGCGACACCAACCCCAAATTTGTTGTTCTTTTAAATAAGTAAATACAGCAAATTCACCATCACTAAATGCAACCCAAATTGTTTTGTATGGATTTTTAGCATAACACCAGGAAACAATGGTTCGACCTTCAAACATGTGTTGAGCGCGAACAGTTAAGTCAATACCAACAAATGCATCATTGGAAAAATCAAAACCTATATCACGAATTATTTGTTCACCATCTTGAACATATAAGCCTGTTGAACCAGTGACGATTGGCCTTAATGGGCTTGATCCATCATAACTTTGTATTCTTACGCTTGGTGGGTTTTCAGGTGTAATAACATCATTTGAACCTTGATTTATTGACCATACACCACCAGCTGTAAAAGCAAGTAATGCATTAAGCGGTAACATGTGAAATATTTCATTTACCTGCAAACTATTTACATCAAAGCGCATTGTATCATCAGCAAGCAATGGACGATTTTTAGAAAAGTCAGGGAATGAATCCGTTCTACTCATCCATATTGTTTGTGGTAAAAACAGTGTTGCCGCAACAGTTAACCGTTGCTGGTAATACGTGCCACATTGCGGATATTTACTGTCTTCACGCCAAGGTTCAAACGCCCACTTGTACGTTTCACGCACACTTGCTTTTTGACTTATTTTAACATCAACATCACTTATTGGTGCTGGTGAAAAATATGAAGTTGGCGCAGCGGATAAAGTAACCGTATCAGTTGAGAAATCAATAGTCCATTGGCTAGGATAGCTAAGTATTATGGTTGATGCATCATCATTATTGGTTAATATCACTTCGAAATCTTGAGTGAAATCACTTGTTGGTGCTGATGGTGTATTAAGTAAATAACTGGTGTTAGTTGTTTCATTAGGAAAATCCCAATCAATACCAGCGATAGTACCACCAACAACAGTTTCAGGAAGTGTGTTAATTACCGTTCCAACCGCATTCATTGAGTCTGAGTAACTATCAATCCTTACAATGCCAAATCCTGAATGAACATAGCGCCACAAAACACCTATAGCAGCATCACGATTATCATCAGGAACATCTTCACCTGGACCATCCCAAATATCACCTTCAAGGTGTGTAGGTGGTGTATCGCCTGTTTGCGCTTTTTTGTTATTTACAAAAGGTGCTTCTGTACATTGGTAATAATTACCTGCGTAATAAGTAAGATCATCAACTTCAACATTCATTCGTTGCATCCAATGCCTTACTTCACCACTGGTTTGTTGATCTAAGAATAACAGTTTACCAACAATATTATCATTGAATGCATCAAAATTAGCTACCAGATTAACAGTGCCACTTTGATCGCTGGCATAAATAGTTTCATCACGATCAATGTTAATTGTTTCAAATGGACCACCTGAATTTTGAAATTCATCTAAAACCCAATTGGTAGCGCCAAAACGCTTTAACTCTTGAACAGGGTGATTTTTATGGAATAGCGTTAATACATCAGCTGATTGCGTATAAGTAAGCCTTGATAGCTCACTTGCTAAATATGGCGTTGCAACCTCAAGTGGAACTAACCCATCAAGAATATAACCACCATTGGAAATAAAACGAATATAGTTTTCACCAAATTCAAGCATATAAGTTTGAATGGTAGAAAATGAAAATGGTATTAGAACAACTTCATCATTTCTTTTTGCTTGGCCTATAAAACGAAAGCCTGAACGGTTTTTTAAACCACCGTGATAATTAACAAAGAAATTATTGGCATGTGCCAAACCTAAACGATAAGCATCAATATCTACACGACCTAATAAAGAAGGTGTAATTTCACCTGCGCTTAATGATGGTTGTTGAATTACAAGTGCCATTTCTACCCTTCTTTATTTCTTTAAATCTTTATATTAAGCAAGCCTTGAAGTAACTGATTCAGGCAATGGATAAAGTGGTGTATTCTCACCACGCGCATCTTGTGAAGATGCTTGTTGTATTAATGTATTGTACTGCGCCATTGCATTTTGGCCTAATTTTAAGCTTTGCGCTAATGGTGAAGCTAAGTAAGCAGCCAAACGCCAAGCAACGGTTTCAGCAAATGAACTTGTCCATAAATGCGTTTCTTCTACTCTACGAGTATAAAGAAGTTTAGCATTTTCACAATTAGTAATAATAGTTCTTGTTTTCTTATCTTTGGAAACACCTTTTTCAAAAGATGGCCTTAAATATTCTGGTGCGCTTGTTTCAGTATTACCATTTAAACCAGCAAAAAAGAATTCAGGATAATAGCGATAATATAAACCAATAGGGATATTAGGAATAACAATAGAACGCGGCTCTAAACAATCATCAGGGAATGCATAAATATAATTATAATCTGTTTCATCTTCTTCATCGGCAAGCAATGCTAATTCAACGACTTCACGCGCAAATGTCCAAGGGTAATCAGATAAAGCGTTATCTCGCGCTAAGGGATAGAATAAGCGGCATTGTTTAGCTGCTTTGCTTTCCTCAGTGGCAAGGTCAACAATTTGTGTTGTTTGCCCTATGTTAGCCAATGCTATATTACAAATTATTGTTTCTGAATACATTATTAAATTCCTTACATAAAAGGGGACCTAAGCCCCCTTTTATTATACACCAAGATTAATGATTAATTAATCTTCTTGTTCATCACGAACTAATTCAGGTAACAATGCGGTAACTTCAGCGCGTGTTACTTTGAATCCAGCTTTTTCAGAAATAGCATTTAGATCTGGCAATCCTTTTTGTGTCCAATGCGTTTCTTCACCGTGATCAAGACTGTTAGCAACTTCTAATATTTTTGAATCTTTAACAGAACCATCAACATTAGCATCACCAGATCCTTCAAAAGAATCATCTTCTTGTTCATCACGAACTGGTAGTTCTTCACCACGTTCTTTAGCTATACGCTCTTGATCAGCAAGCTTTACAGGAATAAGATAATTAGGCAGTGCTTTACCATCTGTCATATCTTTAGCCCATTTAGGCTTTACCCATTCAAATTTTTGACCTTCGCGTTTAACTTCAAACCCGTAGTAACATTTTTCTAATGCTTCAACCTGCATTATTTACCCCTTAAACCTTAGTTAGTTTGGACATCGTAAGCATTAGGATAATACTGATGCTCATTTTGTTGTAAATCAACGTAAGAAGTAACCGTTCCAGCTGTTGCATTTGAACCGCCAACTACATATTTAAAACCGTAGTAGCGTTTTTTGTTCTTGGTAAGGTTTAACTTACCAGCAAATACACGTTCACCAGCCGTAAGATCAGCCAATAAAACAGCTTCACTTTGATCAAGTATTTCAACGTTGGTTGTTAACGCTGCATCATCTGCACCAACAAACTGAATTGTTAAAGATGTTAATGTTGCAAAGTTAGCTGTTACAAGTGTACCAAAACATAATGGTTCACCTGCACCAAGACGAGAACCATTAGCACCAGAATCAAAAACATCTGTTGAATTTGCACTAGCGGTTACGGCTTGGTTTTCTGAAAATAAAGTTTCATTATCTAACATCATGATCTTGTCTCCTAAACTACGCGCTGTTCAGTATTAAGTAGCGCATCACAAGTTCTGAATGCCACTTTACGGAATTTATTAACAATCTCACCATCAACTTCTTGTTGAGTGATTTGAATGTTTTGCTTGTTGAAAGATTGTAAATCAAGGTATTGTTCAATAGTGCGGTTCATATAGAAATAACACTTACCTTTCTTCACGCTATAAAGCTGATGCATAGCCTTAATTAAGAAGTTCCACAAGTCTGCACTTGCACCATCATCAGCTAATGAATCAACAGGAATGTTTGCGATACGCACCACATAACGCCAATCTTTCAATGATAAACCACACTTCATTGTGTAAAGCGTTCTTAATGCCTGGAAGTAGTTACCAGAATCATCTTGAACTGATTCTTCACCAAGATCACGCGATTGTAAACCATAGCTATTGCCTTGCCCTTTAGGGTAACGCATATTTACGGTTTGCTGATCCCAACAAATTAACCAGATAGAAGTTAAGTTACCAGTTGTACCACCTGCATCAATAACGTTTTCACCATTTTCAGCTGATAAATCACTATAACGCGGAACAAGACCAGTGAATTTTTCAGGGGTAACATTTTCATTACCATAAAAAATTGTTGATGCTGCTTCTTGGCTCATTGCTTCTAAGAAAGGTGTTTCTTCAGAAAAACGCCAAGCTGCACTATTTCCGTTAAGTGCTGCAAGTTCAATATCAATATGTGAACGTGCTTCAAGCATACCGATGGTATCAGTAACTTGTTGCGTTCTACTTTTTGAAATTGGAACACCTTTGTTAAACATGCGCCAGTAAACATCTGGTAAGCCTGTTCGTATTGTCTCACGGTGTCCAGTTTCCATATTTGCTTCATAGAAAGGACAATCCATAAGGATTTCATTTTCCTGTGAAAGAATTTCAGCAATTGGGCTGATTTTCCCATCAGGATCTAAACGCTTAGCATAATCAATAAGCGTTGGTAGGGTATTACCTTTAGTCGACATAATGTTTCTCCACCACTACGGGTTCATATTACTGTTGTTGTAAAGCTTCTGTGCGGAATTTTTATCACCTGCACCGCTTTGTTCACCACCTTCAGCAAAACTATCTTCACCAATAGCTTTACCAACATTCAAGGCAAACTTAACTAATGCTGGATGATTTCCCATTCCAGTTTCTTCTAACGCTTTGGTAAGTTCTTCACCACCAAATTGATTTATGGCAGTTTTGGCAATTTCAACATTATCATTGTAATTGGCTCCACCAAAATCAGCATCAGACTTTAACGATTCACCCCAACCTTTAACGGTTTCATTCCAAGCATCAGCTTGTTTTGTTGCCATTTCTTGTAAGTGTTCCGCAATTACAGGAGCAATTTTATTAACTTGCTCATTTGTAAGATTTGCATCTTTTGCTATTGGTGCGAACTTATCCGCTAGTGCCTGATCTAATACCATTCCTTCTGGTAAGTCATACGTGTATTCTTCTGGTACGTCTGACTGATCACCACCTTCATCATCGGAACCACCTTCATCATCTGAAGAATTATCATCTTGATCACCAGCGGCTTGTTCACCACCTTCATCAGTTTGATTTTCTTCATCAGTTGAATTGTTTTCTTCTGATGAATCGTTAACATCTTCCACGCTTTGTTGCCCATCGGTGTTATCCTGTGAAGCATCAACATTGTCGCTTTCGGTTGTCATCTTTTCTTACTCTCTATCATTGAGTTGATTTCTAGTAAATTCTCTTGTTGCATCAAAATCCAAGCATTAGGATCAGCTAAAAGAATGTCATTCAACATTTCTAAACCAACCGATCTTTTACCTTCATTATGATACGACCATGAATTTCCTGTCATTGTACTTGTATAAATACCACACTTTGAAAGGTTTTTCCACATTACACGCCTAAATGATGGATTTTGCAACAATGTTTTCAATTCATTACGTTCACGCAATATAGATTGTCGCTCATTTTCAGCACGTTCATGTTCACCTTGTTCTTCTAATTTATCAAAGTAAATCTTTTCTTCTACACTTAATAAAGTGTTCACTATAAACCACCTAAGTTAGCTTGCATAAGTTGCAATGCACTTTGACCACCAGTGTCAGTTTCACTTAATAATTTAGCTGCACCAGCTGCTTGTTCCATTGGCTGTGCTGAAGCGGCTATTTGTTCAGCTTGTTGTTGTTCTGCGCGTTGCTTACGAATAACACCAACCTTTTCATCACTATTAATAATAACAGGATTAGCACCAGTAATACGAACATATTCATCAACAACAGCATCAGCATTAATTTTATCTAGTACTTCAGGTTTTGAAGCAGACAAGTTACCAATAAAGCTAACACTTCTTTCAATAGAACCAAGACCAACTAATTTTTGTGCTTGTGCCATCATTGAAATATATTCAATCTGAATTTCAACACCTTCTAGTTCAGGTGGTGGTGGTGGCAACATGCCACGCCTATTCATTTCATCAAACATGCGTTCAATAACAGGATCTAATGCTTCTTCATTTAATCGGTTAAGCACTGGACCAAGCATTAATAACTTTTCTTCTTGGCGTTCTGCTATTTCAGTTGCAGTAACATTTGAACGGTTAATGTTAGTGATCAGCAAAAACAAATCAGCAAAGAAAGACTGATCAATAATAGCGCGACTATCACCAATACTATTTAATACATCACCTATTGGATAGTTAACATTAAATACAGGTTCAATTTTAGCACCCATATTATTGTCAGGAATATAATTAACACCACCAGGAACAAGTGAAGCACGATTATTTCTTAATGAAGCTGGAACATTTAATGGTGGATTAACCATTTTATCTTGTGCTTCATATCTAGTTTTGTGGTCTTTTTGCAAACCACGCGCTGTACCAAGGGCAATCATACCTGGTGCAAATGAACCATAAGAATCATTACCAACAACTTCCCAACGCGGAGAAATTGAAGGAAACGTTCTAAAGCCACTTTCCCTTAATATCTTTCCATCACCGTTACCTGGCTCCCAATAGATAGACATAAACGGCATGTTCTTAGCATCCATGCGTTCAGGATTAAAATTAGCTCTTGGTGCTATCAAATGACGAATAGGAAACATTGATTTAAAATCTTTTGCATCAAACGCTGATTGCACCGCATTACTACAATTATCTTTGCCAAACTTATTCACTAATTGTTGAGCAGTAAATTTATACTCAGCCGCCCATTGATTAGTATCTAAGCGTTCAGAATTAGCAATACGATAAGAACCCATTGGCCTTTGTTCAAAACGAATAACTGTTTTAGGATCTTCAGCCATCGTTACATTGCCAGTGCTGTAAATTCCTAAATCAGAATACATTGATGGCATTACATTATAAAAGTTAGAACGGGCTAATTGGTTAAGAATTCGTTTTGATACATCATCAAGCCATAAACGCACTGAATGAAACTTGTTTAAATCTTCATCTTCAGTTTGTAACTTAATCCAAGGCGTTGATGGATTTGTAACACCTGCCATCATGCCATAGCTCAATGTTCTAGCCGCTAATGTAGGATTAGGATCAATCATTGTACGGTTAAAATGCCACTTCTGGTTTTCAGTGTCTTTTTCAAAACGCTGCCGACCAGGATCAAAAGAACGTGAAAGCTCTCTAAAATGTGGCTCCCATTGTTGGAAAACGGAATCCATTCCACCCCATACGCGTTCTAATGAATCATGTTCGTTTTGCATACTAAGAACCTAATAATGTTTTGGTTTGCGTTGGTGCTTGTTGTGCGCCAGTTGGACCAGTTAAAACAGTAGAGCGTGAACCCTTAGCCCCTGCTCGTCTACGTCTTTCTTCATCACGACCTTGAATAGCTGCATCATCTGCACCAGTAATTGGTGGTGGTACTAATGGCTGTGGTGGTGGCTTACTTGAACCAAAACACATATATTACCCCTTAAAAAATTTCATAGTCAGTATCAGCGGTTTTTATCATCCCAAGGATTATAATCAGTGTTTGCAACACTGCTATTGCTGTTAAAAGTTCTTGCTCTTGGTGCAACTGGCATAGCATGTAATAAAATTTGTGAATCAAATAAATCCGTTGATACGCCAATAATCTTTTTGATCATATCTTTTGGAATTAATATTTCTCTATCACGTTTATCATGCGTATATTCTACCGCACCTATCTCTGTTAATAAATCATCATCTGTTGGTACACTACCACCTTCTTTGATCCATTCCAAATATGAATGCGCCATGTAAGCCCTCATATTGGCAAAGTGCGGATCAGGTGAAGAACTAGCAAAGTTAATTCCCGTTGCATTATAGCCAAGTTGACGAATGCGATCACCTACTGGACCACCAACACCTGTTTCATCAATAAAGAATGCATCAGGATTAAATTCATTTAATAGTTTAGTAGCAACAGCAACTAATTTCATGCTATCACGGTATTCACTACCAGGTAAAACAACAGGCTTTCTTACCTTGCCGTTTTGCCCTGTTCTAAATGAGAATACACAATTATCTTCACCACCACGCGCAATATCTAAAGACATTACTTTTGCATCACCTGGTAAGTTACTAATTTCTTTTTTGGTAGCTGCAACAAATAAATCAGTTGGAATTTTCTGATTACTTGAAGCACTTGGAAATTCACCTTTTACACGTACACGATAAAAATCACTATCTTCACCATAATCTTTAATCCATTGTTCAAGTAATTTTTTATTAGTTACTTGAACAGATCTTGAATCAACCCTTCGACTATTCCACACATTTCTGAATTTACGCCAACATTCGCGGAAACGTCCAGTGTTACGTGTTGGATTACCAAACACAAACCAGAATGGTTCACCATCGGTTAAACCACCTTCAGCAACTTCCCATATTTTATCTGGCACACCTGAAGCTTCATCAAATAAATACCAAGGCGTTGAGTTAGCACAATGCAAACCAGCAAATGATTCACTATTTTCTTCACGACACGTTATAGCATCAACACGCCATGTTTCAGCGTTTTTCTTTTGGTAAAGGTTCATGTTACCTTTACCGTTATTTAATTCAAACCAGTGGCCCGTTATACACTTCTTTTTCCATTTGGCTAACTCGCCCCAAGTTTTAGTTCTTAACTGATCACCAGTATTAGATGTAACAACGCCCTTAGAAAAAGGGCGTGTGCTCATAACGTAAAGAATAAGCCACGAACTAGCCGCGCTTTTGCCGATACCATGACCAGAACTAGTTGCATCCTTATATGGCTCTACGGGGTCTTTACCATTAAATTTATTTTTCTTTATATGAGATTGAAGATCATCACAAAACTTACAAAACCATTCATCAGGACCATATTTAGAATTAAATCTACTGGCCCAAGGTTCTTTTAATTCTACAATTTGAAGATCTTTGTCAGTATCCCAAGGAAAAGCAAACATGACAAAACCAAGCGGATCACCGTAATATTTTGAAATTTCTTTTGCTAGTAATATATCAGGATTAGTCTTGCTCATTATCATTAGGATTCATTCGATTCCTACCTTCTTGGATAAGTTGTGCTAAATCTTCAGTTAAGCCTAAATCAACGCGCTGTGCAGCGTGATCACCATCCATTTTATTTAATTCACCAACAGCCGATATAACACCTTTAGGATCAAAACAAAACGCTGCTTGAGTGTTTCCTTTTGGCCCTTTAATAAATACCTGTTTACCTTTTGCTGTTTTTACTGGTACAGCTTGCATACAACGCTGAACGACTTCAATTAACACTTCACGCTTATGACTGAATGAACCAATTGCATTCTGTAATGCTTTTTCTTCTTGAATAGCTCTAACAGAATCCATGAACGCTTTAACATTAGGTTTATTTAATATTTGATTAGCTAAATCACCACGGTTCTTTTCATTTTTACATTTTCCGTTTGCAGCCTTATGCGCTTCAGCTGGTTTTTTACCTTCAAGTACACCAAGAACAACACCTTTTTGCAAAGGTGTTAATTTCTCGAATAACTTTTTCTGATCATCGGTTAGTTCAGACAACTATTGATTCCAACCTTCAGCTATTAAATTTACTTTTGCCGTTGAATTATCTGTATTGGTTATTCTTACCATATAAGACAAACTTTTTTGTAAAAGAAGTAATTCATCTGGCAAACCTGAACCTAACAAGTTCTGTCTCATATAAAACCTACTACCAGCAAAATTTTGTGCTAAAAGCTCTCTAGCTGGTGTAACTAATGGTACACCATCAGATATTATTGTTGGGCTTATTACTAATTTGGTTTCACTGGCTTTATTATTCCTGGAATTTCTAGGAGATGCATTAACAGTAACACCAGTTCCATCGGTGTATTGTGTTGCTACAAATGATTGCCATTCGATTATTTCAACACCTGAAGCTTCTAATATAAAAGCCCTGATAACATAATCAAGACTTTCGCCAACGTCTAAAACATAATCAACTGTTTGACCAGCTGGTATTTCCACAAAGTATGAAAATAATTGACAGTAACCTTCTTTCCATCTTGATTCGTATAACGATCTTGTAATGCTAGACATAAGTCACCGCTTATTAATTAGGTTGATTGTTATTAAATATAGCACTTTTTCTTACTATAGCTGTTAACAAGTAAAGTGTTCTTGTACCGTTGTGCGCTGCCACTGCAATAATTACAGCTGACATATAAAAACCCACTTCATAACTGGCACATGCAAATGCAACCAACAAACCAACAAATGCACTAACAAAAGTTTCAATAAACCAACCAAGAACCGTTGGCTTTTCACCACCTTTAACATTGATTAACCATCGAACTGTTCCAGCCCAACCAGATAAAACTAATATAATAAAAAAGTTCCAAACACCTTGTTCAGATAACCTTTGCAAAAAATTTAAACTATCACCTGGCATTTTGGGATTTTCCATAGTTATATCACTTGATTGTATTTTAATTGATTATAGCATCTTTACAATGATTATCTTTTGAAGCTACTTGCTATTTGCCCAAGAACACCTAATGGTGAACTAACACCTGTTGTTGCTTCATATTTTTGCTGCTTCTCTTTGGTCCTTAAACCAAAGTATGAACGCAAAAGCGCACCAGGAATAGCAAGAACACCAACAATAAAAGGCCAACCATTAGTGATAGCAGTAATTAATTTATCATCACCTTCAACCACAGCATAAGCAAAAAATGAAACAGTAACGAATATAGCGAACATAACGCATATAGCCATCATCATAATAACTTGTGGCCTTAATGTATTACCTGTTTTATCAACATCACACATTGCTTGAAAACGATTAGTAAAGCCGCGTATTTCTTCAATAGTTACATCATGTTCTTTACATAATACTTGTGCTTGCGTTTCTGGTGGTAATGAATTAATTGCATCTTGCGCTTGAATACCAGTGGCATTTTCAGGAAGTTTTTTATCATCAGGAAGGAAAGCGTTGATACCTGCAACGATAGCAGAGCCACCAGGTACTAATGAAGATATTAAACCACCACCAACTGTTTTAAGTATGCTTTTAAAATCCATTCTACCACCTAGCCTTGTTTGGTCTTGTATCTGCATGATTGAATGTTACATAAAGCCCTAAACCAAGTGAATCAGGATACTTATCATCAAGATAACTATAAACAATTTTTGGATCGATCTGTGTTTTATTAGGAAGGAATATTTTGAAATCAATGGCACATGCTCTTGGATGCTGGCTATTATCATTACTACCAACATCTTCAGAACGGTTATGGACGTAACAACTAGCACCACGACCAATATATAAAGAAACCTTATCAACATTATGAACTTTAGCAAAATGATCACAAGTCTCCTGAACTATTTGAATTATCGGTTCTTCATCAAGAATACGCACATCACAATTACCACATTTACATAGTAATTCATGCCTTGATATGTTCTTTGTTAAATCGCCCATTACATAACCTTAAATGCTTGCTGATTACTTAGTATACTACAAATGCAAAAAACCGCTAGTGACAGTAGCGGTTTTTGACCTAATAGGATTTTTCTTTTCTTGTCTTTATGCTTTAGAAAGCTAACCGCATTCGTTCAAAGTTTTGGTTTTGCACTTTGGCAAAGTTAGAAACTAATACATTCGATTCACGATAAGCTAATTTATTGCTATTAACTTGCAGTTCTACATCACCACCGCAATCAAATATTTCAATGCCATTAACGCTAATGTACTTAATAACATCAATAGTCGCTTTAATTGGCTGAACTGGCACTTCAGGTAATGCTTTTAACTGCATAACCTTTGCAGGTTCAACAAAGCCAACATCAAATACTTTGTCTTTAATCGCTGATGCAATGGCAGAACATGACAAAGCCATGCTTGCAAAACTCACCAGTAAAACTTTACTTATTTTCATTGTTATAACTCCATCAAGATGAAAAACCAAATTAACTTGGTAAACAATTTATAGCTTACTTACTCTTGTTTTTCAACATCTATAATTTCAGGTTCAGGTTTTACCCAAGGAAATTCTATATCAACGCAACTATCCTTAGAAGTAAAAGTACAACCATCTGGTTCACGGAATATTTTTCCATCAAGCCAATACGCTATTCCATCTTTACCTTTTTTAAATACAGTTCCGCAACGCTTGTTTTGATAAGTATCACTTTCAGAACAAATATAATTCCATTCTTCATCTTTACCAGTAAGCGGTGTTAATGGTTCAAACTTAGCTAACTTTTCAAACATGCTTATACAATAAGGTGCTGAAAAACCAGAATGACCTTGATTAGAAAAAACACTTAAAAGCTCAATAATGTTTTTACATATCCACTTGTTCGGATCTTCTTCTTTTTGATCTAAATCATAACCAGCAAATTCAAGTTCACGTTTAGCATGATGAATGTAATTACTGTTATACGCTTGTTTGAATCTATGACTAACAAGCCACGCGTTAATTTTATTGATTAAACGATTAAATAGATAAACACCTAATGCACGTTTGATTTTATACTTGAACGGTTCTTTGTGTACTAACGCACCATTAACATCTGACATTGTTATTACCTTTTAGTTTTGGTGATACTCACCGTTTTGTTAAAATGGTTACTTTGCTAACCATTAGTTATTTTACTGCAACCATCAATAACCTTAATATCTTCAACAATACTTGCCACAACATTAAGATCATCAAGTGTCTTTTGAAAGTTTGACGGATCAACATCGTTTATTGTTGCTGATACTGATTTTGGCCTACCAGTTACCAGGTGATATTT